TGACGGATATTATAAAAATTATATTTTAGACGTGTTTAACCCAAAAGCAAGATTGACAAAGATAAAAGCATATTTGCCTTTGAGTATATTGTTGAACTTTACATTGGCAGATCAGTTTTCTATAAACGACAAAACATATAAAATTAACTCAATTACTACCAACCTACAAACTGGTGAAAGTAATATGGAACTATTAAACGTATTATGATAGGAAACATTCTAGAAATGCTCAAGATAGCAGATGGAAATACAAACAATATACAAATTGCTCAAGGTAAAAATAACCTACCTAAGACAATAAGAGAAACTTTTAGTAAATTTAAAAAAGAAAACAAATGGCAACAAAAGTAGTAATAGATTTAGAAGCTAAAACAGATGCTGCCTTAAAAGAGATTGAAGCATTAAAAAACGAAGTTGTAGAGCTTAACAAACAAGTAGGTGAAACTAACAAAACATCTAAAGGTGCAGAAAGTGGTATAAAAAAAATAGGTAAAGGACTTAAAACCATAGGTAGTGGAGTTGGTGTTGTATTTCTTTTGACAAAAGCATTCGAGGTTTTTAAGGAAATAGGAATGAAAAACCAAAAGGTTATTGATGGACTTAATATTGTAATGGAATCATTAAGTATTGTCTTTAACGAATTTTTTACTTTTCTATCAAATAATGTTGGTACTATTACTGGATTTTTCAAATCTTTATTTGAAGATCCTTTAGGTAAAATAAGAGAATTACAACAAACAATTAAACAAGGCTTAATAGATAGATTCCATCAATTTGTTGAGGTTTTAGGATTAGCAGGAAAAGCTTTAGGCCAATTTGTTACTGGTGAATTTTCAAAAGCGTTTGATACAATCAAAGATGCTGGTAAAAATGTTGTAGATGTTTATACTGGTGTTGATGGAAGTTTTGATAAAATTACTACAACTGTTTCAAATTACACTAAAAAAGTGGTAGAAGCAGCAACTGAAAATGTTAAGTTAGCCAAAACAGCAGAACTTGCAGCTGTAAAAAATCAAGGCTTAATTGAAAAATTTGACAAACAAGCGGAACAGTTAAGACAAGTAAGAGATGACGAAAGTAAAAGTTTTGCAGAAAGAATAAAAGCAAATGAAGATTTAGCGTTAGTTCTTGATGAACAAGAAAAACAAATGAGAGCCAATGCTGCTTTAATGGTTAAAAGAGCAGAAACAGAACTTGCTAAAAACAAAGATAATATTGAATTGCAAAAAGCATATCAAGAAGCACTTAACGAACAAGCTGGAATTGAGGCTCAAATAACTGGTTTTAGAAGTGAGCAACAAACAAATGCTAACTCATTATTAAGAGAACAAAAAGATTTACAAAACGAATTAGCTTTAATAGGTAAGTCAGAAAGAGAAATAGAACGTATAGAGTTACAGCAAGATTATGATGCTAAAAAAGCATTAATAGAAAAAGAAGTAACTGACGAAGAACAAAGAAATCAATTATTGTTATCATTAAAAGAAAAATATAACGATGATTTAAACGAATTAAATAAAGATGAATCCGATAATGAAATAAAATGGGCTGAACTAACAAGCAAAGAAAAATTAAAGGTTGGTATGGATTCTTTAAACCAAGCAGCCCAAGCCTTTGGAGAAGAATCGGCAGTAGGTAAAGCTGCAGCAATAGCAAACGCCACAATTCAAACTTATGAATCAGCTACAGCATCATACAAATCTTTAGCTGGTATTCCAATTGTTGGTCCAGCTTTAGGTGCAGCAGCTGCAGGTGCAGCCATTGCGTCTGGTATCGCTAATGTGAAACAAATTACTGCAACAAAAACACCAGGTGGAAAGAGTGTTGGAGCACCAAGTATAAGTGGAGCTGGTACACAAGCAACACAACCACCAGCATTTAATATCGTTGGAGCTTCAGGTACAAATCAATTAGCAGAAGCTATTGGATCTCAAGAGCAACAACCAGTAAAAGCTTATGTAGTTTCAAATGATGTTACAACAGCTCAATCAATGGATAGAAATATAGTTGATGGAGCAAGCATATAAACTATAACAAAAACAAAAAATATTATTATTAATATATGGATATTATAGAACTATTTATAGACGATGAAAATGAGTTGTCTGGTATTGATGCTATTTCTGTTGTAGAAAATCCAGCAATTGAAGAGGATTTCATAGCATTAAAAAATCAAGAATTTAAGTTGGCTGAAGTAGATACAGAAAAACGTATCTTAATGGGACCAGCTTTAATACCAAACAAACCAATATATCGTAGAAACGATCAAAAAGAATATTACATTTATTTTTCAAAATCAACAGTTAAAAAGGCATCTGAGTTATTTTTAATGAATGGCAATCAAAACAAGTCAACATTAGAACATCAATTACCTTTAACTGGACTATCTGTTGTAGAATCTTGGTTAGTAGAAGATGATGTACATGACAAATCAAGAAAATATGGATTGAGTGTACCTGTTGGAACATGGATGGTTTCTATGAAAGTTAATAACGATGAAGTATGGAATGAATTCGTTAAAACTAAAAAAGTCAAAGGATTTTCAATAGAAGGATATTTTGCTGACAAATTAGAAAGACCGCAAGACAAATCGATTAAAGATGAACTTGCTGAGATAGAAAACGAAGAAGCAGAGTATTTATTATCTACTATTAAAGGTATTATCAAACAAGATAAAAGGTATAAGAGTGGTCAGGTTACAGAATTAGAATCATATAGTGATTATCCTAAAGCTGTAAAAAACAATGCCAAGAGAGGTCTTGAAATGAATAAGAAGGTTGATAATAAATGTGCAACTCAAGTAGGAAAAGTTCGTGCACAACAATTAGCTCAAGGAAAAGCTGTGAGTATTCAAACAATAAAAAGAATGTACAGCTACTTATCAAGAGCAGAAACATATTACGATCCTAACGATTCAAAAGCTTGTGGAACTATTTCATATTTATTATGGGGTGGATTAGCTGCAAAAAGATGGTCAGAAAGTAAATTAAAAGAATTAGGAGTAATAGATTTAAAAGAACCATGTTGGGAAGGCTACGAAATGGTTGGATTTAAAATTAAAGATGGAAAAAAAGTACCTAACTGTGTACCTGAAAAATAATGGAAAACTGGGAACTAAATTTAATAAATAGAATACCGACTGGTTTAATAGTTGGTTGGAGTTTTTATCAACCTATTGAGGAAGATGAACAATATAATTTTTATGAAGCAAATTTGTTTTTATTAATTATTCAAATTCAATTTCGTTGGAATGGCTAAAAAAACAGTTTCATACGGTAAAATAGAAAAACCAAAAAAGAAGCGTAAAGGAGTACATTCTAAAAATGCTTCTAAAGGTCAAGTTAGTTTTAAGAAAAAATATAGAGGGCAAGGAAAATGAAAAAATTTTACGATAGATTCAAAAGATTTTATACAAGTCCAAAAACAAATAAAAGAGCTTGTTTGTGTAAGGATGGAAATACATATTCTCGTAAATGTTGTGATGGAAGTTACCAAGCACAAGGAATTGGCAAGATTTGAAAATATAACAAACTAAAAATAAATTATTATATTATTATGAAACCAGAAGTACAAAAAATCTTCAATAAGTTTTCAGAAAATAAAACGGAATTGTCTATAATAACAGCTACAAATATATAATTAATGAAAGCGAATGATATGTTAACACAAGTAAAAGAACTTCTAGGAATGGAAGTAGAAGCTGAAAAAGTTGAGCTTGCTCAAATGAAGCTTGAAAATGGAACGGTTTTAGAAGCTGAGTCTTTTGAAGCTGGAAAAGAAGTATTTATTGTAACAGAAGACGAAAAAGTCGCTGTTCCTGTTGGTGAATACAAATTAGAAGATGATAAAGTTTTAGTAATAACAGAGGAAGGTATTATTGCTGAAATTAAAGATGCTGAAGAAAAATCTGAAGAAGTTGAAGAGGAAACTGAAGCAAAAGAAGAAGAAGTAGTAGAAGCAGCCGAAGAAGAAAAAGAAGAAATGCGCTACGCTACTAAAGAAGAATTAGCTGAGGTAAAATCAATGATTGAGGAAATCAAAGCTATGCTTGAGCCTAAAGAGGATTTAAGCGAAGAAGTAAAAGAGGAAGTAAAAGAAGAACAATTATCAGCACAAGATTCTGAAGAAGTACAAAAAATTAATCATTCTCCAGAAAGTGTTGTAGAAAAGAAAATGAATTTGTTCGCTAACAAACGTCCTTATTCGACAATCAATAGAGTATTTAATAATTTAACTAAATAATAAAAATGAGTACACAACAAGTAAACTTGACTGGCTCAGTCGCCAGTATCACTTCGACCTACGCTGGTGAGTTTGCAGGAAAATATATTTCTGCTGCTCTTCTTAGCGGTAAAACTTTGGCAGAAGGTTCAATTACCATTAAGCCAAACGTAAAGTTTAAAGAAGTAGTAAAGAAAGTATCTTCTACCAACATTATTGCAGATGGTAGTTGTGATTTCTCTGAAACTTCAAATGCTTTAACATTAACTGAAAGAATCCTTCAACCAGAGGAATTCCAAGTAAATTTGGAACTTTGTAAGAAAGATTTTAGATCAGATTGGGAAGCAGTAGAAATGGGATATAGTGCTTTTGACAACCTACCTCCTTCATTTGCTGATTTCTTAATCGGACACGTAGCTGCTAAAGTTGCAGAAAAAACTGAACAAAACATTTGGGGTGGTGTAGATGCCAACGCTGGAGAATTTGACGGTTTGACTGTTCTTATGGCTGCTGACGGAGACGTAAACGATGCTGCTAATGGATCTGAAACTTCATTCACATCTTCTAACATTGTAACATTGCTTGGAAATGTTGTTGATGCAATTCCAGCTTCTGTTTATGGAAAAGAAGATTTATCTATTTATCTACCAACTGTAGCTTTACAAGCTTATGTTCGTGCTCTTGGAGGATTTGCTTCTGGAGGACAAGGTGCTGCTGGTACAGATTCTAAAGGACAACAATGGTATGATATGGGCAATGCTCTTTCTTTTGAAGGAATCAAAGTTGTACATGCTCCCGGAATGCCTGCGGATCACATTGTAGCTGGTGAAGCTTCAAACATTTATTTCGGAACTGGACTATTGTCAGATCATAACGAAGTAAAAGTTATCGATATGGCAGATCTTGATGGATCTCAAAATGTACGAGTTGTAATGCGATTTACTGCTGGTGTTCAATACGGCATTGGTTCAGACTTGGTATTGCTAACTCTTGCATAATAGTAAATAACTAACTTAAATTAAGGGTAGGTAAGGTAAAGTATCTGCCTGCCCTTTTTTATAAAAAAATAAATAATATGGCTTGTGATTTAACTAAAGGTAGAATTGAACCTTGTAAAGATAGTGTTGGTGGTCTTAAAGCTGTTTATTTCGCTGATTTTGGTGATTTAAATGCTACAGGAGCTAACATTACTGCAACTGATTCTATTGAGAATTTCGATTCTACTACTGGAACAGTATACAAATACGATCTCAAAGGAAACTCTTCTTTTGAGCAAACTATCACAAGTTCTAGAGAAAATGGTACAACGTTCTTTGAGCAAACATTAAACTTAACACTTAAGAAACTATCAGCTGCTGATAATAAAGAAGTAAAGTTAATTGCTTATGGACGTCCACAAATTATTGTAGAAGACTACAATGGAAATTACTTCTTGGTTGGTAGAGAACACGGATCTGAAGTAACAGGAGGTACTATTGTAACTGGAGCTGCGATGGCTGACTTGAGTGGATATACTTTGGTATTATCTGGACAAGAAACTTTACCTGCAAATTTTGTTGATGTTGATTCAAATGATGGATCTTCGATGGTTGTTGGAACTACAACTTTAACTATTACTGCTGGTTCTGATTTCTAATATCAGATTAACTTAAATAATTAAGGGGCTTTACGCCCCTTTTTTTTATAACAAAAACTAGTTTTTTTTATTATATATATATGTTAACAATAGGAACAAACGGTATAAAAACTTTTAAGGTAATAGCAAGAGAAAACGTCTCAAATGCAAATGTTATTTTAAAAAGCGAAACTACAGGTGAAAGCTTTACTGATTCAGTTACAATAACCGAAAGTAAATATTATAACGATTTTGATTGTGATTTTGGAACTACTTTAGATGAAAGTTCTTTTTATACAATAACAATTAAAAAAACAGACGATACTATTATTTATAAAGATAAGGTATTTTGTACTGACCAAACATTAAGTGAATTTAGTGTAAACGATAATACGTATATAGAACACTCTAGCAATAATGAATTTATAATAATATGAGCAATTTACATATATTAAATTTAGCATCTTACAATAGACCTGAGATAACTGAAAGTAAAAATAAAGATTGGGTTAATTATGGTGCAAATAATAACTACTATCAATATATCATAGAAAGATATAATGGTTCAGCTACAAATAATGCTATTATAAATGGTGTTGTTAATATGATTTATGGTAAAGGGTTAGATGCAACTGATTCAAATAAAAAACCAGATCAATACGCTCAAATGAAATCTATATTTGCTAAAGACGATGTTAGCAAAACTGTATTGGATTTAAAACTTTTAGGTGAAGGATCCATGCAAATAATTTATAAAAATGGAAAAGTATATAAAGCTGAACATTTTCCTCGTCAAACATTAAGGGCTGAAAAATGCAACGAGAAGGGCGAAATCGAAGCTTATTACTATCATTATAATTGGTCTAAAATAAGTCCCTCTGACAAGCCTAAAAGGATCCCTGCATTCGGATATGGTAATGGTAAAGAGTCAGAAATAAAAATAATTAAAAGATATGTATCTGGATTTGATTATTATGCACCTGTAGATTACCAAGGTGGATTAGCTTATGCAGAATTAGAAGAAGAAATTGCTGACTATTTAATTAATGAAGTACAATGTGGATTTTCTGGAACAAAAGTAGTTAACTTTAACAATGGAGTTCCTGACAGAGAAAAGCAAATGCAGGTAAAAGATGATGTGCTTGGAAAATTAACTGGTTCAAGAGGTGAAAAAGTAATTGTAGCATTTAATAACAATGCAGAATCTAAAACTACAGTAGACGATATCCCTTTAAATGACGCACCTCAACATTATGAATATCTATCTAATGAATGTGTAAAAAAACTGATAATTTCGCATAGAGTAACTTCTCCACTTTTAATTGGTGTAAAAGATGGTAATGGAGGCTTAGGAAACAATGCTGATGAGATTAAAACAGCTACGTTATTATTTGATAATATAGTTATAAAACCTTACCAACAATTATTGACCGATTGTTTTGATTCTATTTTAAGTGTAAATAACATATCTTTAAATTTATACTTTAGAACTATTCAGCCACTTGAATTTACAGAAACTGAAGATATTGTAAATGAAGAGCAAAGAGAAGAAGAAACTGGTGTAAAATTATCAAACGAAGGTTGTTGCACTAATCTATCTAAAGAGGAAGATGCTGAGATGTTTGAAGAATTAGAACAACTTGGAGAAGATGAAAATCTTGATGATTGGGAACTTGTAGATGAAAGACCAGTTGATTATGACCAAGAAGAAGCATTAGATAAAATGATTGGGTTAGCTACAACTGGAACAGCAAGACCAAATGCTAAAAGCGAACAAGATGGAGAAAATAAAGAAGGTGTACAATTTAAAGTACGATATCAATACGCACCATTAAGAGTTTCAGAAAATAGTAGAGAATTTTGTAAGAAAATGGTAGCTGCTAAAAAGATATACCGAAAGGAAGATATTATATCAATGGGAGATAGAGCAGTAAATAAAGGTTGGGGATTGAATGGCGCTGATACTTATTCAATTTGGTTCTATAAAGGTGGTGGAGATTGCCATCATTTTTGGATGCGTAAAACATATAAAGCAAAAAGTCCAGAGGTAAAACCAGATGTTGGAAATCCTAAAGCTGAGGTAAGTGTTAATCAAGCAAAGAAAAAAGGATTTAAGCCAGAAAAGAATGATAATAAAGTAGCAAAAAGACCTACTGATATGCCCAATAATGGATTTGTAAATAAGAAAAGATAAAAAATGGCACAAGCATTATTTATAACACGTAACGATCTAGTAAAATATACTGCCGTAAATGGTAATGTTGATACTGATAAGTTTATTCAATTTATTAAGATTTCACAAGATATTCATATACAAAACTATCTTGGTTCTGATCTATTTAATAAAATTAGTAATGATATTATCAATAGTACATTAACTGGAGACTATCTAACGTTAGTAAATACTTATGTAAAACCAATGGTAATTCATTGGGCTATGGTTGAATATCTTCCTTTTGCAAGTTACACTATAGCAAATAAAGGTGTTTATAAACATAATTCTGAAAACTCAGAAACAGTAGCAAAAGATGAGGTTGATTTTTTGGTTGAAAAATCTAGAAATTTAGCACAATACTATACGGATAGATTTATTTCATATATGAGTTTTAACCAAGAATCTTTTCCTGAATACAATACTAATTCAGATCAGGATGTTTATCCTGACAAAAACGCAAGTTTCGAAGGATGGGTACTTTAAGATACAAACCAAAAAAGAAAAACATAACAAAATTAAAAAAATATTTGAATGACAGCTTGGGGACAAATAATAAACAAAATAGGATTCGGAAAGATATACGGAAGTAGTTGGGCAGGAGAATATCCTTTTATAAATATAGTAGGAGATGTAAACGACTTTGATAAAAGAGTATCTGATGATAGCGGAACGATAGAAGGACA